CAGTAATGTCAACAATTAAACAAGTTGATGACAGAAGAATTCGGGGGATTGGTTTAAATGGTAGATGATCCAAGGTTCGCCTATATGCAAAGCCGTAAAAGATACAATAGACCTAGCGGTATGCTATGGTCTGAAAACTCTGGTACTCTTATAAATGGTTTGTATATTCCTCAAGGATACGAAGTCGGAGCAGCAGCAGACGGGGTAGACCCAGATCTAGTAGATCAGTTCCTAATGCTTACAGATGACAATAGGTCGCCACTAGACTTTTCAGATGAGCGTATAGAAAAGCGGGAAAGAATGATCAATGGTCGTATGAGATCATATCATACTGCAGATAAGATGAAAATTAGCACTGAGTGGAGTATGATTCCATCAAGATCACATTCTAATGTTCCAAGTTTTAATATAGCAACTGGAAAATCACCACACACCTCATACACAACAGATGGTGGTGCAGGCGGAGCAGACATGCTTGAGTGGTATGACGGACACAAGGGTTCTTTCTGGGTATTCCTTGCTTATGATAGAAAGGGAATATTTAAAGGAACAGAGGCTCCATACGATCATCTTCAACAGTATAACCAACTTATAGAAATGTTTATCTCAAGTTTTTCATACTCTGTAGAAAAAAGAGGCATTAACTTTGATTACTGGAATGTCTCAGTTACCTTGGAAGAGGTATAATGTTTGAGGACAAGGACTTACAAAATTTCTTAGAAACATCTTCAACAATAAGAAATAAGTCAATCATAACTGCTGAATGGAATATGAATATTCCAACTAACATTAAGCACATAGGAAACTATAGATATAGACCTACACAGTCTGGTTCTGTATACTCTTCGCTACCTAGTAGTTTTGATGTTAATGATGCTGGAAACTTTTATACAGGAGCAACTGATGCAGATATTATTATAGATGGAGAGTTTGATAATGATGATATTCCAACAACATTTTTAACTAAGAAAGAAAAACTACAAACTCTTTATTCTTTAGAAGACTGCTTTGGTCAGTTTAGACCAAGGTCAGGAATTAATAAAGCGGTATTTTTTGAAAAGGGAAAACTACATTATCCAAATCTGTCTATGGCAGATAGGCCTAGATACTACATGCCAGACAAAAATGACAAGTTTAAATACTGGACATCATACAGGACAGAGGATGGAGAAGAGTACGGGGTTGCATCAAATGTTCGTGACTCTCAGTATTCCATAGAAGATGCTTGCCCTTTTGTTGTTTATAAAGAAAAAGTTCCAACAAACAGAATTGTAATTAAGATGCAAACACACACTGGAACTGAAAACCTCGGACCATTTTCTTCACCTACGGGGGCGTATGCAGATCCATTTTATGGAGAATCAAATCAAAGAACTCCAAGTAAGTGGAAGATACAGTTTTTAAAAGATGGAAATTGGGAAAATGTTTTATCTTTTAACCCAGCAATAACAAGAAGAGATGGAACTCCTATTATTAAAAGCGACGGTTACGTTGAAATTGCTTACGGACTAATAGTACCAGAAGAGTGGAGATCACAATTTGTTATTGCAGAAACATACACAAGCGTTTCATTGCTTCCAGAACAATCAGTAGTTGGTTATGCTTATTTAATTAAGCCAAATAAATATGAAGTAGGCGCTTACCATATTTGGGATGGTGCACAGTATGTAGTAAAAATACCAACCTATGGATGGTACATACAGGATGAAACAGTAGACAGACTAACAAACTTTGTAACAGATGCAACATCTCCAGATCTGTTTATTAAGGCAATTGACAATAAAGATCAGTTTAGAGAGTTTGAGTATATAAGCGGAATAAGGCTTGTAGTAGAAACAATGAACACAAAAGATTCCACCTTTGATCTTATTGAAATTTCTCCAAGACTTGTAATGAATGTTTCTGATAAAACAATTGACTACTCTATCAACAAGAGTGCTTCAGACCTTGGCCTTTCTGGTTTACCAGTAGGACAACTAATTGCTTCTAATGGAAACATAACTCTTTTTGATCACGATCAGGCATTTAATACTAATAACAGTAATAGCGTTATTGCTAAATATATTTCAAGACATGTCCAGTTTAAATTTTATGAGGTCATTGTCGATGTTGCTGGCTGGGACTATTATGTTCCAATCAAAACATTATACTCCGAATCATTTCCAAAACAAGACTTAATGTCAAAGCAGGTATCAATTTCTCTAAGAGATATGTACTGGTATTTAGAATCATTGGCTGCCCCAGAAATATTAATGACTGAGGTTTCTGTTAGTTCTGCAGTTTCTCTACTACTAGATCATATAGGATTCTCTAACTATACATTTAGAAGAGTTGCAAATGAAAAAGAGATTATCATTCCATACTTTTTTGTTGGGCCAGATACTAGCGTTGCACAAGTTCTTCAAGACTTGGCAGTTTCAACCCAAACAGCGATGTTCTTTGATGAATACAATAACTTTGTAATGATGAGTAAAAACTATATAATGCCAACAATAGAGGAAAGGCCAACAACCTTTGACCTTAAGGGTACAAAAGATTTTGTAGAAGATAGAGAAATAAGAAATAAAACAAATAAGCCAAAGTTGGCAAATGTTATTTCTGTATCAACTCAAGATAGTTCGGTATATAATGATGGTGCAATTAGTTACAGCACAAGATATATACAAAGATCTATTGGGTCATTAAGACAAGCAAGCCTTGTAGATGATGAAAGATACTATACATACAAACCAGCACTCCTATGGGAAGTATCTGGTACACAAAATACTAAGTCAATAAATAACGAAGTTGCAACCCAGTCTGCTTATGTGCTCAGTGCCATTCCTCTTAACTCAGATCTAACTGCTTCTGTGCCAGAAGTAAAAAATAACATTGTGATTAATAATACTTTTAGCCTTGGCGAAGCAGCCTACTGGATTACAAGATATAACGGATATTTTTATTCACAGGGTGAGATCATTAAATACGATGCAGTTCAATATAATGTTTCTGGGTTTGGAAATGTATGGATAACATCAACTGAAGATTATCAAAACTATTTTGCAAAACTTCCATTTAATGGAAAGATTTATCCTACAGGCTTAGTTAGAATTTATGCAGAGCCATACTATGAAGAAAATAATAAAATTATAAAATTAAAAAATGGGCTAGTAGCAAAGCATGGTCGTGGTCAGTTTGGAACTGAAGTTGTTGCACACTCTGCTGGAATATCTGACTATTGGAAATCTGACGATAACGTTAAAGGGTGCTCAATGTTTTCAGACTTCTTATTTAATCAAGACATAGAGTCAATAAATATAGAAGTAACAATACCACCAGGAGCAACACAGCAAGAGATAAATCTCTTAAAGGCTGCTGGTAAGATTACGCCAGAGGGATATTCTTCAGATGCAATTGCAAGGACAGCATCAAGAAGCGGAATTATAAAAAACTTTATGTCAACATCCTTTGTTGGAGAAATTGCTACAGATACCAAATCACAGACTGGAACATTGCAATCTTCGGCATTATCTTTAACTGGACCAAACTTTACAACTAAGGAAAAACCAAGAGATTTTATTTCGTATGTACATAAAAACTTAAAAGATAAAAAGTACAAACATTTTGGAACAAGAATGAGAATTGTTGGAAAGATTGAAAACAATGAAGACAGAGGTCAGACGTCTAATGGCTCTTCAACTTTTTATGTTGTTAATGGTAGTACCCCAGATAAAAATATTAACATCTCTGGAGGATCTGGCGGTCTTGCTTTTATGCTTAACCCAACAACAAATGTTGGATATTACTTTGAAATAGCAGCACTAGGAATAGGAAATCTTTCTGACGAAGAAAGGCAAAGCGTTAGCAATGTTTTCTTTTATAAGATAAAATCTAACAATGGTACAGCAATCCCAGTACCCCTTTGGCAGGGTCTTGGAGAAATTACAGTGGATGATGGAAAGTTTACTGGTCAGGCAAGAATAGTTGCTGAAGAAAATGCGACGGTATATGATCTGGCAGCAGAGTATGAAGATATTGGAAGTACAAGAAGGTTCTATCTATATCTAAATGGCCAACTAATTAAGACCATAGATGACCTAGATCCCCTACCAGCGTACACAGATGTTGCACTATTTACACGAGGATCTTCAAGGATTATGTTTGAAAATGTCTATGCATTGTGCAACAACTATTCTCAGAATACAGCATTTTCTTTAGGAGCCCCAGTTAACTCTGTATTTGGAGATTCAGATATAAGTGCTAATGAGTCTTTTAGAAAATACTCTATTAGCGGTCTAATTCAAAACACATACTTGGCAGGCATAGGAAACTCAGAGGCACCAAAATACAACATATACTTTGAGGAATTTGGAAGCATAATGAGAGAAGCAGCCACATTTAATTTTAAATATGACAAAGCCTTTCCAGCACTAACTGCAAAGATATCTCCAACATTTAACAAGATAAAGGGATATGTTGTTTCTGGATTTAGAGCAGGATCCTACGGTGCAGAATTTATGATATTTAATGCAACAGATACAGCAATTAGTTTAGATGAGACAACTGGTAACTACTTAAGAGTTCAAGGAATAACATTTACCCAGCAGTCTGATAATAGATTAACTGTTGATGATTACTTTAACAAAAACACGCTTACTTCAAATCCTCAGTTTGTTGGAGAAAACTTGATATCAAACCCGTATAAATTTAAACAAGACTACCAAGACATAAAGTTAAGCAGAATGACATACGGAAAAAAAGATTTTATATTAGACGCTCCATACATTCAGTCTTACGATGAGGCAAATAGTTTGATGAAATGGCTTATTGAAAAAATAGCAAAACCCAGAAGGTCTATTGGAGTTAAGGTGTTTGCAATTCCAACACTGCAGTTGGGCGATATAGTGACTCTTGACTATGAAGAAAATGGTAGTTAAATGGCATCTCCTTTATAAAAAAGAATTGTAAAATACAACATTGACTATTCTAAGAGTGTAGATGGACCAGATATGACATTATTTTTGAGTGAGGTAATCTAATGAGATATCTAGGAAATATGACAGATGGCGGGGGAGAAACTGTAGTACCAAACTCTACAGCATCACTAGCAAAACCAAATGCAACTGCCTCATTGCCACTGGTAGACAACGCAGCATCTCAAAGTACTTCATTAAAATCAACTGTTAATGCCATAAAGATTGCAACGTCTGATTTAATAATACAAGATTCTGAAGGTATGTCTATTGAAATAATGACAGATTTAATATTTGAAGATATAGGTGGCCAAGAACTTGCAACAATTTCTAGACATGACTTGGTTAATGGACAAAAGGTAGTCTATGCTCCTATAAAAAATTTAACAGATCTTTACTTGCAGTATAATCCTAACAACATTTTAAGACTACAGCAGTCTGACTCATTCTTTAAGTCTTTGTCTATTGCAATAATGGACCACCTTCCAGTTTGTGGAAATGGTTATGACATAATTGAAAACCCTCTTGAACCAGATAAAAACAAATGGACAAAGGTTCCAAACTGCAAGTCTATTTATGTTGACCCTATAAGTGGAGACCTAATTATTAACCTTGTAAACTTAAAAGATGGGGTCCAGGCAGAGGTTCAGTTATTGACAAGTGGAGAGATTTATGATGCTACAATATACAATGGAGGAAATTAAATGATAACAAACACAGGAAAGAATATTTTAGCCAAGTACCTTGTTGGCCAAACACCATCATATGCTTCTCATATTGCTGTTGGGTGTGGTCCCAAGCCACTAGACCAAGACGGGACTCTTCCAGATTTTTCAGATAAGAAGTCACTTGACTTTGAAATGTTTCGTGTGCCAATAATCTCAAGAGGTTTTGTGGATGAGTCGGGGGTGTCAAAGGTCGTACTTACAGCAGAACTTCCAACACAAGAACGATATGAAATTACAGAGGTAGGTATATTCTCTGCTGCATCAAATCCTGCTGCAGGAGCGTTTGACAGTAAAAATGTTTACTCATTTTCTGATTCTGAGTCCTGGAAGTATTCTTCTCAGGGCAAAGAGATACCAGTAATATACTCACCACTAGACGATAGACTTGTAAACATAATTGGGGCAGTAGCATCTGGAGTAAACGTAACATACACAACAGACGCAGCCCACGGCTTTTCTGCTAATAATAATACTAAGGTTTCTATTTCTGGAATTTCTCCAAGTAGTTTTAATTTGACAGATAAAGAGATTGTGTCTGTTCCATCCCCAACAACCTTTACATTAGTAGCAGATTCTGCTGTTGCTGATACATTTAAAACTGCTGGGTATTTAATTAATGATGTTGATACAAATACTATTAACCAGATATATCCAGTATTTCAAACAAATGCAGACAACAAAATTTTTACTAATGAAAACAGAGTAGAAAGACATGAGAGATGTCGATTCCTAAACAATATACTTATTATGTCAGGAAACACATCTACAATATCTATAGAGTCCGACAACCATCTACTTGCAGCAACAGGATCAGAGTTTGTACAGTTAAATGCAACAGCAGTAGATTTTAGTAAAAACTCTCCAGCAGACGAACTTAGATTAGCATTTTCTGTAGTTAACAAAGTTGGCAACGCACAAACACTCCCAACATCTGTTAGAATTATTATTGAGTTTTCTTCTACTGGTACATTTAAAACTGGCAAGTGGGCACTTTTTGAAGCAGTAGTTACTAGCGCAGACAATGACTTTTCAACAAATAGGTATCTGGTTGTATCAAAGCAACTTCAAGAACTTCAGAAGAGTGCAGACTTCTCGTGGGCAGAAATAAATACTGCTAGAATTTATGTTTCTGTTACAAAGGATGGAAACAATACTCCAACATCTGACTTTTATGTTTGCTTGGATGGATTTAGGCTTGAGAATATTAACTCAACAAACTCTGTTTACGGTTTAACTGGATACTCTGTAATGAGAACTCCAAATGCAAAAACAATTATTAAGTCAGCAAATACAACAAACTATATTGAGTTCAGATTTGGTTTGGATGTGTTAT